TGATCTTTTCCCAAGAAATACATTTCTTTGGATAAGGTCCACCAATTACATCATAATCTTCGTTTTGTTGTTGGAGTGCCAGAAGCGCAATGACATCCTGCGGATTAAATCCAATATCAGAGTCAATAAACAACATATGAGTTGCATCTGAACGCATAAACTCATCACAGCAATAGTTTCTTGCTCGTGTAATCAATGACTCATTAAACAAGAAATACATCTGAAGCGGAATGCCATGATGTGTACACAAAGCAGAAAGATCTGCAATGCTTCGTGCAAACATGCCTGCGCATTGTCCACCATACATAGGTGTAGCAACAAATAGCTTGCACTTCCTAAGTTCTTCTGTTTGAATTTTAATTTCCATTTTTATTCTCCTTATCATGAATATAAAGTGCAAGAATTCCGTAATGAAGTATCTTCATTAAATCATCTCTGTTTCTACCATTCTTCTTGCCGTATCTAGCGGCGTACTTAATAATATCACCTATGGTAAATCCTGTACCATGGCCAGTTGAAGCTATAAGTTCAAATGCTTGGATATTATCAGGACCTACATAGTGTTTTGTGTAGGTACCTTCTATATATTCTCCGAGTTGCCGCAAAAGCGCCTCTTCGTTGAATTTATACATAATATTTTTATCCTTTTCTTTCTTCATACAAAATACTCCAACAGTGTATTATACTTTTTATTCCATTCTAACCCCTGCCAATGTGGATAGTGTTCTCTTGACAGATGAACAGACTTTGGTTTTTCCATATACTTAAAATCCAGTTCACCTTTATCGTTGAGAAGGTAATCTGTCCACTCAACAATCTCTAGACGTTTATGTTCGTACTTCTTTAATTCATCTTTGAACATAAGACGCATTCTGTTTCTATCTTCCCATGATCCATAGAATGGAGTACCTTTATAATAACCTGTTTTAGGCAATACTCTACTCTCATTCTCGATAGGCAATAGTTCATAAATTCTTACTTTAGCGTTATGATCTTCAGCAATCTCAAGTGCTTGCTTTGTGTATTCTCTTACTAATTGTTTAACAGCACCTTCTGGATCGCTCTGTCTAAGAATATGGTGACGAATATCAATATTACCAAAGTAAAATTCTATATTCTCATATAAATCTATATTCTCAGGATCGCGATTCGGTGGAATTAGAAAGTCACTAAGTCCTGTCTTTAGTGCACCATGCAATGTTTTGAATGGCACAGAGTTAACTTTCCACCCAGGCCTATACATACAAATAGAATGTGAGTCGCCAGTAACAATGTTACGAGATTTGACTTTATCATTCAGTCTAATAGTCCTAGCTGTTTCACAAATCTTTTTATAGTTATCCCAATCAACTAAATCCCAATCATCATGTTTAGAGCTTGCTGATTTGAATCTATTAATGAGCATTTCATGATAGTATGGAAAATCAATATCTATACTATACACTGCTCCTTTAAATTTGGACATATTAATTACGCTATCAATGTTAGCATAATTTTGTACGCCACCGAACATATTGAGTGTTCCAAACCAGTCGTTGCCATGATAGACATAGATCGCATCATAAGCATTATAGTCTGTATCAATATTGCCAGTCATATTCAAATGAACGTCAAAACCCACCTTCTTGAGTTGATCGGCATAGATTACCCCTTGTGCGCTTCTATGGGAAGACACATTCTTAGAGATAGGAGTAAAGGGTGTAGTAACTAATACTTTCATTGTTTTTTCTTCCAATCACGATATGAATCTATTCTATCATAAATTGTCGGATCTGTTAACACTGGTTCTGCGCCAACGTTCCACATTAACACATTTTTTCCACTATTCTTTGGGATATATTTCCAAACTTTAGCATCATATGTGGCTATAGCAGGAAATGGAGGAAGGTTTTCTTTTGCTTCTTCTTGCTGAAAATCAAGGGGTTCAGAGATAACGTTAGCCCTTCCCAATTCGCCTTGCTTTAGGTTTCTGGCTACGGCAACACATGTGAACTTAGCGTTAGGCCAAGCAATCTGCAATGCTCTAGACAGAACACCAGTTGAAATTGCAACATAGACTTCATCTGGTTCCGGAATCTTTGATGCAGCATGAACAATACCGGCAGTCGCTAGTTCGTGTTTCAAACCAAGAGGAACAAAGAATGCATCATTCTTGTCTGCCCATTCTTTTGCTTTTAAATTTAAGTTGGGCATAGCTGCAATTCGTTCAAAGATAGGAATTGCACCTTGTTCAATACAGCATGCTTGATGATGCGATATTGTTTTGGAAGCAGGCATAAACAATACAATCTTCTTGTTATAGTGCTTAGCAACATCAAGAAGAGATACACCTGCCAAACCAACTCTTGGTTGTGAATAAACAATTGTGTCATGGTTGAGTTTAGACATTAGCAGATCACCTGCTCTTGTTTTTGTACCAACAATAAGATCGTCGCGTACAACTCTAACACCTTCATGATCTATTACAACTGGATCTGGATTATACGGTTTCCAACCTTCAGCAAGTGATAGATAATATTCTTTAGCTAATTCATAACCAAGGATTCCGACATCCTTGTTAATGCCATCAATTACATGATTGTTGTGTGCCATATTCTTTCACTTTTTGTTTGTAGTCTTTGGCGCTCATTCCATGGATGTCAAGAATATAACTATCTGATGGATGGCAGTTGATCGTATTAAATGAATCTACTAGTCCAAGTGACAACATTGCTTTTTGTCTACCAAACGGGTGATCAACAATCTTACACGAAGACCAAACCTCATCACGGTCTAAATGATTATAATCTGCACCAGGTTTAATATAACTTTCTACCAACGAATAAAGTCGCAGCATACATCTTCTGCATTATATGCATATGCGCCAGTGTCTTCGTAAATTTTATCCATAACTGCATCAAGGTATTTTTCTTGTTTTATCTTCTTTGTATTGATTGCAAGATATGAGATGCATTCTACTGCGTTTGATCCATAGTAGAAATGGCTTTCTTTATTCACATATTGTGGATACCAATCAGCAATATCAGCAACTACGGCAGCGTATTGGAAATGATATTGCTTAAGACCATTAGCAACATTCCACTTTAGCATGAAGTCACCAATCTCACGAAGATCTTTCTTAGCATTACTTTTTTCTAAGAACTCAGCCAATTCGCGGGCTAGTCTTGGTGCAAACTCTGTAAGATAATAATCACCAGCTCTTTTATAACTAGCAGGAGGTTTTGGAAACTGTGGAAACTGATAACCAACTGATGTATAAAAAGATGTTGGATATGTATTCACCATCTTTGTCATATCTTCAATTGTTTTACAATTATAAAGATTGAATAAGATAGTGTTATGATAACCGGATGGTTTATATGAATAGTTGATGCCAGATCCACAAACACGATGTAGAATAAAAATATACAACCATTCCGGCAGTTTAAAGTCGACGTGTTTGCCGGTCCAGTCTTTAGCTACTACTTCGCGCTGGCGTGAATGGATTCCTTTTTCCATCTTGTGCCAATATGGATGTTCTGAAGTCCATCCGTAAAATACGTCGTTAACGATTTGTGAGAATCCTGCAAACTTTCGCTCAACAACATCGTAGAGCTCGACGTTTTCAAGTAGATCATCTCCCATACAGGATTCTTTGTACGGTATTGTGCCGAGATTACACTTTTCTTGTTGATCTTTTGCAAGATTGAAATATCGTATGTATTCATCATAATACTCTGTTGTTTCTAGCATTTCAAATATCGCTTACATTTAGATAATTCGTTTATAATATAACTCGGATTATTTAGTAGTCTGTTTAAGCCAGAAGGGTGTGGAAGCATAAAATGTTTTATATTTAATTTTGTTAATGCGCTAGAAGGTAAAGATCCTAATGCAAGAATCTTATCATATCCATGACATGCCTGTTCAACAAAATCATAGTTTATATCTTTGACTGTGTATTTGCCAGGCGAATCAATGCAATTAATGAATGAATAGTAAATAACATCAAGTTGACCAATCCAATCATTCAATCTCTTGATACTTTTACTGTTCTGTTTTGTTGAAGGATTAATCCCAACTACTAATATCTTTTGTAGAGTATTTTTGTACTGATAATCCTGCTTCTGAAAACATTTGTTCTGTATCTGCAAATGAATCTCTCCATCTTTCATCGATAGTAACAGGATGGCACATAATTACGCGTTTGATTCCAACCTGAATCACGCCCTTCGCACATTCGGAGCAGACAGGTAATCCATACACATACAAATCAGCTTTATCTAAAGATACACCATTGAGAGTTGCATTGTATATACAATTCATCTCAGCATGAACTACATGCTTTAATTTTGTCGGTCTATCATTCAGTCTTTCTGGTGTATCTTTAATCTTTCTAGGAAAGCCGTTATAACCTTGTGAAAGAATTTGGCCTTGATTGCCAACAGTTACTGCGCCAATCTTAGTGCTAGGATCTTTAGACCAGCTAGATATGCTTCTAGCCAGTTCTAAATACCTTAGATCCCATTTGTGAATTACTTTGCTCATTTTACTAAATCAAAGTGCCTTTCATACACATGAAGACTGCCAACATTCCAGTGAATGTCGCCACGCTGCACACCAAGATCTAGGCACAAACAGTCTAGAACATATGATTGCCATGCATAGTCATTCTTATAACCAAA